ACTATATTATGGATTATATTGATGTGAAGTACATCAATTTGATTTCTTCCAGACTTCCTAAGTTTAAGAAGGTAAAACCACATCTCTATAACTTTCGATGTCCTTTATGTGGGGATAGTCAGAAGAATAAGAATAAAGCACGTGGTTATTTTTATAGGATTAAGAATAATACTAATTTTAAATGTCATAATTGTGGTATAAATATTTCTTTCAATAACTTCTTAAAAGATGTAGATGCTTCTTTACATAAGGAATATATTTTTGAGAAATTTAAAGAGGGAAATACTGTAGCCAAGGCACCAGTCAAGGCACCTGAGGATGTCTTTAAAGATCTAGTTACTTCTAAACCTGTTTTTAAAAAGAAAGTGGTTATTGATCTCCCAGACGCTTTTAAATTAAACAAATCAGCAATGTATCTCCATGGAAGAGCTATTTTTGATGGAGATTTTTATTATGCTAAGAATTTTAAGGAGTTTGTTAACACTCTTATACCAGGATTTTTTGAGAGTACTAAGTATGGAGAGGAGAGGATTGTCATTCCTCTTGTTAAGGATAATGAATTAATAGGATTACAAGGAAGAGCACTCTCTACTAACCCTGTTAAATACATTACAGTAATGATTAATGAGGAGGCTCCAAAGGTCTATGGATATGACACTCTCGATAAGCAATCTCCAGTCTACGTGGTCGAAGGACCGTTTGACAGCACTTTTCTTGATAATAGCGTGGCTCTATGTGGGAGCGACGGTGATTTGGTATGTCTGCAAGGAAGCAGTCTTGTATTTGTATACGATAACGAACCACGTAATAAAGAAATCGTCACCAGAATTGAAGGATGCATCGATAGAGGAGANAGAGTTGTCATCTGGCCAACCGGTATAAGACAGAAAGATATTAATGAGATGGTGCTGGCAGGATTGAATATCCGTGATATAATAAGGGATAATACTTACTCTGGTTTAGAAGCAAAACTCAAACTTACAACTTGGAAAAAGATATGAGCAATGGCATTAAAGTTAAGAAGAGGAATGGTTCTATAGAGCCTCTTCTTTTGGATAAGATGCACCTTATGGTGGAGGAAGCATGCAAAGGATTGTCGGGAGTTTCTGCCAGTCAAGTAGAGATGACATCAGGTATTCAGTTCTATGATGGCATTACTACAGGTGATATACAAGAGATTCTTATCAAATCTGCTAGTGATCTTATTGATTTAGATCATCCTAATTATCAATTTGTTGCCGCAAGACTCTTACTTTTTGCAGTTAGAAAGAATTTGTATGGAAGAAGNCATAAATTACCAAATTTAATTGACCATATACAGGAGAAAGCGTATAATGATGTATACGATAAAGAGATATTTGACAAGTATTCCCAAGAAGAGATTAAAAAGGTGGATGGATACCTTGATCATGANAGAGATTTTTTGTTTACATATGCTGGTCTTAGGCAAGTTGTAGATAAATATCTAGTTCAGGATAGAAGTACTGGGGAAGTTTATGAGACTCCACAGTTTATGTACATCATGATCGCTTTAACAATTTTTCAAGATTACCCAAAAGAAAAGAGGCTTAATTATGTCAGAAGATACTACGACGCCATCAGTCGACACCGCATCAACATCCCAACTCCCATCATGGCTGGCGTTAGGACCCCTATCCGTCAATTTGCTTCTTGTGTGCTCGTTGATATTGATGACACCCTCGATTCTATCTTTAGTTCTGATATGGCTATTGGCAAATACGTTGCACAGAGGGCTGGTATTGGTATTAACGCGGGTAGAATCAGAGGGATCAATTCAAGAATCAGAGGAGGGGAGGTACAACACACAGGTGTGGTCCCCTTCCTCAAAAAATTTGAGAGCACTGTTCGATGCTGTACTCAAAATGGCATCCGTGGTGGATCAGCAACTGTCCACTTTCCTATCTGGCACCAAGAAATCAGAGACATCCTCGTCCTCAAAAATAACAAAGGAACAGAAGACAACAGAGTCAGAAAGTTAGATTACAGTATACAGATCTCAAAACTTTTTTATGAACGTTTTATCGAAGGTAAGGAAATCACGCTTTTTTCCCCTCATGATGTTCCTGGTTTGTATGAGAGTTTTGGGACCGATAGCTTTGATGAGTTATATTGCCGTTACGAGTCAGATGAATACACCCCCAAGTCAACAGTTAATGCTCAAGAATTAATTCTTGATCTATTAAAGGAGAGAGCAGAGACTGGTAGGATTTATATTATGAATATAGATCATTGCAATTCTCATTCCTCCTTTAAGGATCAGATCTATATGAGTAATCTTTGTCAAGAGATTACTTTACCTACTACACCTATTAGCCATATTGACGACACTCTAGGAGAAATTTCTCTTTGTATTCTTTCTGCTATTAATATAGGTAAGGTTAATTCTGATAAAGAATTGGAAGAATTGTGTGACCTTTCAGTTCGTGGTCTAGAGGAATTGATTGATTATCAAGGATATCCTGTTATTGCTGCAGAAAGAGCCACAAAGGCACGGAGATCTCTTGGAATAGGTTTTATTGGTCTGGCACATTATCTTGCTAAGTTGGGTCATAAGTATGAGTCACAAGAGGCATGGGATGCTGTTCATGGACTTTCTGAGTCATTCCAATATTATCTTCTTAAATCATCTAATGAGATTGCCAAGGAGAAAGGATATTGTGAGAATTTTGGACGAACTAAGTATGCTGATGGTATCTTACCAATCGATACTTATAAAACGGATGTGGATGAGATATGTAATAAGGAGTTGAACCATGATTGGGAGTCTCTTAGATCATCTATCCTGGAGCACGGACTTAGGCACTCAACACTGTCCGCCCAGATGCCATCAGAATCAAGCTCCATTGTTTCAAATGCAACGAATGGAATCGAACCTCCTAGAGATTACCTTTCCATTAAGAAGTCGAAGAAAGGTCCTCTTAAACAAATTGTACCTTCTTACGGAACCCTTAAGAACGATTATACGCTTCTTTGGGATATGCCTGGGAATACTGGGTATATTAATATTGTTGCAGTTATGCAGAAGTTCTTTGATCAAGCGATTTCTGGAAACTGGTCCTATAATCCGGAGCATTACCCAGACGCTGAAGTTCCTGTTAGCGTAATGGCACAGGACCTTCTGACTACCTATAAGTTAGGTTGGAAGACTTCTTATTATCAGAATACACATGATATGAAGACAGATGAAATTGAAGATCCATCACATTCTATTGGATGGCATGATAATATAGAAGAAAGTGTACCAAATTTAAATAGTTTAGTTGATGATATTATGAATTCTGAGGAGGAATCTTGTGACAGTTGCTCAATCTAATATTAAAGGGATGACAGTATTTAATACTGAACAAGTTGATACTAAAAAACAACCTATGTTTTTTGGAAAACCTCTTGGTTTGCAAAGATATGATAGTTATAAGTATCCTGCATTTGAAAATCTAACAAAGCAACAATTGGGATATTTCTGGAGACCTGAAGAAGTTTCTCTACAAAAAGATCGTGGAGATTATCAAACACTTCGACCAGAACAAAAGCATATATATAGTTCTAATCTGAAGTATCAGATTATGTTGGATAGTGTTCAGGGTAGGGGTCCAGCAATGGCATTTCTTCCTTATTGTTCATTACCTGAACTGGAAGCTTGTATTGAGGTGTGGGGGTTTATGGAGATGATCCATAGTCGATCCTATACCTATATCATTAAGAATGTTTATACTAATCCTTCAGATGTATTTGATACTATTCTTTCTGATGATCGTATCCTAGAACGTGCTTCTAGTGTTACTGGAGCATATGATGACTTTATTAATCATGCTCAGCAATGGGGAACGAGTAATATGTGGAAACCTGATATGAAGGATTGTCCAACATCAGAGTGGGAGATTAAAGAAGTAAAACGTAAACTTTATAGGGCTATAGCTAATGTTAATATTCTCGAAGGTATTCGCTTTTATGTCTCTTTCGCTTGCTCTTTTGCTTTTGGTGAGCTTAAGCTTATGGAGGGATCTGCAAAGATCATATCCCTCATCTCAAGAGACGAAAACCAACATCTCGCAATCACCCAAAACATTTTAAACAAATGGAAGGAAGGTGATGATCCAGAAATGAAACAGATTGCTAAGGAGGAAGAGTCTTGGGTTCTTGATATGTTTAAACGTGCTGTAAATGAAGAAAAGAAATGGGCTGATTATCTATTCAGAGATGGTAGTATTGTTGGTCTTAATGATATTCTTTTGAGTCAATATGTTGAATGGATTGCTAATCGTAGATTGAAATCGATTGGAATGAAACCAATATATGATATTCCAGCAAGTCATAATCCTCTACCATGGACTCAGCACTGGATTAGTAGTAAAGGACTTCAGGTAGCTCCACAGGAAACTGAAGTCGAATCATATATTGTTGGTGGTATCAAGCAGGATGTAAAGAAGGATACTTTTTCTGGATTTAAATTATGAAACTTAATTCTATTGTTATTAGTTTTTTTCTATTGTGGGTTACTGGGATAATGATTTATGTATTACCAGTAAGTAAAGATAATCCAAATAGTATTAGAGATTCTGTTGAAAGTATTTTATCTAATAAGAATTAGATTTTAATACTACATCATATATGTTATTTTTTTCACTGACAAAAAATCTCCCCTCTATATTGGTATTATAATAATCATCATCCATTAATACATTTCTTTTGAATTGCTCATAAGTTTCGTAGTAGGACATTGATTTTTTGTGTGGACATAAGTATAATATTTCTCTTTTGAATTTATTTTTTCCTAATAATTTTACATCATCTTTTAATTCGTCGCAAGAACCAAAGTAGTTTTTCCAATCACTTTCTTTAGTTTTTCTGCGACCAGTTTTTTTATCTTTCCTTCTAGTCCAGAAGGATTTTTTTCCGATATATTTTTTATTATTTGTATCATTTGTTATGATATAAACAAAACCTTCTATACCTTTCTCAACTGATAGGTATTCTTTACCATTATATTCCCATTTCATAAATATTTCTTATCAGGGGTTGGCATTTCCAGTAAAATATGTTACTATATATAATATCTTTATTGAAACGGTATGAAATTTAATTTTAAGAAGTTGATATATGTGATTTTAATTGCATTAGCTACTACAACTACTATAGCTCATGCTTCGGATAAGAGAAAAGAAACTGATAAGAGTTGGAAATGTGTTGGTTGTACTCCATCCGAAAATATTACTCTTTCCTATCTTCAACAAAGAACTCTTATTGAAGATAAGAATTCTCTTGCTACCATTATGGGCAATATTAAGCAAGAAAGTATGTTTCTTCCTAATATATGTGAAGGTGGAGCCAGAGTATCATATGACAAATGTTACAGTGGTGGGTATGGATTGATTCAATGGACTACTTCTGGTCGTTATTATGGTCTTGGATCTTTCTGTAAGAAGTATGAATGTGATCCAAGTTCATTAGAAGGACAACTTCGTTATATGGTGAATGAAAATCAGTTTCAAAATAACCTTCCTTATTTTGAGGGAGCTGGAATGAATGTTGGTTATTATATGAATGCTGCTTATAGATGGTTGGGGTGGGGTATACATGGTAATAGAACAAATTACACTTATCAATATCTTGCCAAGCTCCACTATTCGTGATAGAATAATGTGGTGGGCGTATGGTGAAATGGATATCACAGGAACCTTCTAAGTTCTCATTCTTGGTTCGACCCCAAGTACGCCTGTTGAACATAACAGTTTTATTTTAGGTTAAATACTATGTCAAATGTATTAAAGCAATTTAAGAAAATTGATCGTCATGGTCATGAAGAAACATGGGAGTGGATTGAGACTCCAGAATTGAGAAAATTTATTTTTAAACAAGAGGATAAAAAAGAGAAATGAAAATCTTTTTAGACACAGCTAACACAGCTGATATTAATGCTAATTTTTCTACTGGTNTTATTGATGGAGTAACTACTAATCCAACTCTTATTAGACGTAGTGGTAGAAATCCTGAAGAAGTATATCANGAGATTAAGGATATTGGCGTCCAAGATATTAGTATGGAGGTTGTTGGCGATAAACTCAATATGATCTCTGAAGGTAAGAGATTGTTTAAGAAGTTTGGTAAGGTTGCCACAATTAAAGTTCCTTGTACAAGAGATGGTCTTGCTGCATGTAGAGAACTTAGTAAGGAACATATTAATGTTAATGTAACTCTTATCTTTAATGCAGCACAAGCAATTCTTTCTGCCAAAGCAGGAGCAAAATATGTTTCTCCTTTTGTTGGACGGCTTGATGATAATTCAATTTCTGGATTGGAAGTAGTTCGTTCTATTGCTGATCTTTATAGTAGGCAAGGAATAAAGGAAACTCAAATTCTTGCTGCTTCTATTAGGGATGTTCATAGAGTAACAAGATCATTTTATAATGGAGCTAATATTGTAACAATGCCTCCAGGAGTATTTGAAAAGATGTATAATCATGTATTGACAGATGTTGGAATGGATATATTTAAAAATGATT